AACACAAGACGCTAGAGATTACTTCGCAGGAAGAACTGATAGAGCTACTAATGGCATTATTGCTTGGAAGCTATGGGGTGGCAACGCAGGACAAAGGTGGAGTTCTAAACTAGTAAGAGCTATGGACAAGAGAGATGAAGTAGGTAAGTCAGCTTCAGAACTAGTGCGTAGGCATAAGCTAAGAGAACAAGCAGACACAGAGTACAGAACAAATCGTCTCAGCGATACAGAAGTCAAGGAAGGTATCTATCGGAACTATACGGCTATGCTTCGTAATTGGGAGTTGTGGTACACGGATTACTTCTTCGGTTTGTTGCGTGAGCAACATAAAAAAATCACGAAAAGTATGAGTAGGGGGAGAGACAACCCTGCGTACAAAAATTTTGTTTTGAATGGTCAATCTCCGATTTTAGATAAGATAATTGATGATACTACAAACGAATGGAAACTCGACACATACGATATTTACTTATCTGAAATCTATGACTTTGAGTTATTTCAATTTGGTATTCTCTTACCTGCTTCCCTTAAAGGATATTCAGAAGTAGAAGATACAGATTTATATACATACAAAGCGAGAAGGAAGAATAGAAACCAAGTTGTTAATGAAGGCTTCTATCCAATCCGTCAGCGTGGTGGAGATATTATTCCAAGTGTTACTTCTCCTGTTCCAAGAACTAGATACAATCGTGAAGCAGTAGCCTTTGTTAATCAAAGGTTAGATTCTGTTATGCCTGAGTTAGCTAAAACTACTAAAGCTAATTTGAATAGAGCAATCAGACGAGCCATTGATGAAGGAACTCAATTAGGTTTATATGGAGATAATCTTTATGACTACATTACAGGACAAGTTGAGAATGTCTTACCAAAGAAGTTCTTAGGTAGAGCTTCTACTATTGCTAGAACTGAAGGTGGTGCTTTGTCTCAGTTTGGACAATATGACGCAGTTGAGAAATCAGGACTCATTACTGTCAAAGAATGGCAGACAACATTCCAAAAGTCAAGAGACACGCACATTACTGCTGACGGACAAGTAGTAGGACAAAACGATTACTTTACTGTTGGTGGAGAACGAGCTTTATATCCTAAAGCACCAAATCTATCTGCTAAAGAAACTGTGAACTGTAAATGTAATGTGATTTATCGAGAGCCAAGACCTGACGAAGTTATTACTCCTTCGATTTAACGGTAAGCAAAAAAAAAAATTTTTTTAAAACGAAAACCCACCGAATGAACGGTGGGCTTCCGAGTTTCGATTAAGTGTGAACTAATCTTTACCACACTTGGTACATTCATTCCAAATAAATGTTCCAAGCTCAATTCGTCTGTGTCTCTCAACAAAGTTATGCTCACAAATTAAATTACAAAACTTACACTTTTCAGTTTTGCCATTTCTATCTGCGTCAACATATTTAGTCCATTTATGTTCACAAGTTTTTTGGTCTTGTTCACGATAATCCCACTCTCGCATAACATCTTTTGCAACAAAAGATTTATTAAGATAATCATTTATATAAATACTTTTTCTGTATTTAGAATCTCCATATCTTAATTCATCATAAATGTAACTTGTTCCCTTTAATCCTTTGTCGTAGCTAACTCCAACTTCAACAAAGTTTACATTAGACCAATCGATTGAATCTATAAGTTTCAAATCATCTTCACGAGTTCGTGTATGACTTGGCTCAATACCTACAGTTCTTTGCACTCGTCTTAGATATTCCCAAATCAAACTATCAAGTGATTTATTCATATCTTTAGTATGCTCTGCTAATCTACTCATTGTTTTTACACAAATTGGTAAATTAGATTCTGTATGCCACAAGAGTTCGATTTCTTTATTAAGGTCATCAACTATATCAACAACTTTTTCAACCAACTCTTTATTACTTACTTTGCAAATATAAGCAACAGTTCTATAGATATGTACCAATCTATCTTCATTTGCTTTTACTTTTGATAATGATGTCCTAAGAGGATTTAAACTATCAAATGCGATTTGCGATTTAGTTGCACCAACATTTAGCCAACCTTTAGTTTCTGTACTCATTCTTCTTCTCCTTTTTCATATACTAAATAACAATCTTTCATAGATTTATTAATTTTAAATTCAGGGTAAGTATCTTCTAAATGCCACTCCAATCGAGTTTCTCCATTGAATTTTTTACCACAACCTTTACAAGTAACCCAAGCACTTGTTCTTTTAGATTTATTTTTAGACAAACCCTTCCAATGAAGTAAGTTCTCTAAATCTTTATTACTCATTCTTCTTCTCCCTTCTGAGTATTATTAGTTATTTTGTTTTGAACAAAATAAGAAAACTCTTTGCTCTCTTGCTCTGTTCTTTTTTTGTTATAGATACTAGATTCTCTGTTTGACCAAGCAGAAAACACTTCTAGTGAATTTCTGTAGCCACGAACATCTAGCTCGATAGTATCTTCCAAGACAAGCTCTGCGTCTCGGAAATTTTTTAGGTCTGTGTAATCTTGTTTAAAAGATTTCAAGACTTGATAAGTAAATTTCTTCATTTACTCTCCCTTCATTTCTGCCATAGTATCTTTTACTAATTTGATAATGTATCTATTCTTTTCTTCCCAAATAAATCTTGGGTAATAAATATATTCATCTTTAAAATCTTGAGACCTTCTACCAACAAATTCAGTTTTGATTCCAAGTCTCTCGTTAAAATGTACATAGCAATATCTTTTCTTTTTATAAAATTGAGAATATGGTCTATTGCATTTAATACATTTGACTAAAGGCTTACGCTCTTTTTTCATTTTGACTCCAAATCAATTTTGATATACTCAACTTTATTTTTGTCTGCGAGTATTTGATTAAAAATATTATCAAATTCTTCTTTGGTTAAAGAAGGTCTTGATAATTGTTCGATTGTCCAAAGCTCAAGTATGACTTGTTCTTCAGGTGTTAAATTAATATTCAACTCCATTTCAACTCCAATTTTTTTTTCATTCATAATCTATGATAGCAGAAACTCTCCTACTTGTCAAATCTAAGATTTTTATAATAGAAGATTGACAATCTAAAAATCATAAATTATAATCCAACCAAGTTGATTAATTATAAAAAAGGAGTTGATGTGAAAATACAAATTACATTAGAACTAAACAATGAAGATATGGGAGAGAATAACAAAAATAAAACTGCTAAAGATTTCATAGATTTCTTTACAGGTTTTTTCTCAGATAAAAAAGGACACAAGGTTATAGAAGTAAAAGAAATATAAAAAAAGAATCTAAATGGTGTCCTAACAATGACACCGTTAGGATAAAGGAGTTGATATGTCATTACAAATAATTTATGACGAGATTAAAAAATTAGATAGAAAATTAAATTCTATGCAAAACGATATAAATATATTAAGAAGGGAGATTGATAAAAATGACTTACACAAAAAGAACAACATTTAAGTTCGATTGCCCTGAATGTACTTTGGAGTTAGAAGTAACACATTTGTATTGGTCTGCAATAGTTTGTTTTCATTGTAAAGCTGAAATTGAAAAAGAAGATATGGAGTTGAAAAAATGACAATCTTTGAAAACATAGAACAACTTTTCAATCACTTAGATTCTTACGAGCAGATTGAACACGCAGAGAAATTATTACAAAGAAGAAAATTAGAAATTGGATTGATAAGGAGAGAAGAAAAATGAAATATGAAGTTACCTTTGTAGGCAAGAAAACCTACACAGTAGAATCTTGGAAGGATTCTTTAGTTAGAGCTAGTGAAGATTTAAAAGTCATACACCCAAGTATGAATTTAGAAATCTTTAAGTTAGAGTTGAAAAATGATTAAAAATTGCAGATGTCCTAAAGAAAAAAATTGTACAGGTCATTTAACTTTGCAAGAACAGAAATTACTTTATTCTTCATCTCAATTTATGAATAGGAATGTAGAAGATGATATTGTAATTGTTCCAACACCTGATTGTTTTCTTTGTAAACAAGAAGGTACAGTAGAAGTAATCAGAAAAGATTGGCATGAGTATCAATGGGATATACCTAGAAAAGAAGTAAGAGAATACTTCCCTTACTTAGATGTTTCAGGTTGGGAACAAATAATCTCAGGCTCACACCCAAAATGTTTTGAAGATATGTTTAAGGAAGAAGAATGACTTTTAAAAAAGAAAAGCACGAATGGAGTTATAGAATCCAATGCGAATTTTGTAAAGCAGGATTTAAAGATAGAAGTTCCGATTTAAAACACAAGTGCTAAACTAATCTTACTGAATAATCCAATTCCCTGTTTGATTCAGAGAAGCAGATATGAAGCAGACGCTTTGTTTCATTCATTCAACAATCAACTCCGAAGCGTCTGCTATCTGCTATTAATAGTCTTTTTCACTATAAATACTTGCATTACTTTTCAAACCTGTTAATCTTTGATTATGAATGAAACAAAAAAAACAGGTTGGTTTAAAATCGAAGGAGTTGATTTAAGAAACTCTTGCTCAGATTTTGACAATAACTTTGATATGATTGCAGGTAAAAAAACTAAGGTTGAAGATTTTATTGGTGGTAAAGCTACTTTTAAAATTGAGTTTATTGGTAAATTTGATATTGATACATTCCTTACAAATCCAAGAACTAATTGTTTTGCAACTTTTGAGTTCCCAAAAGGTTGGAGTCGAAAAAAAATGTTAGAAAATGCTTTAAATGAATTAGGATTTGAAACAGAACGACACGAACTTTCAGATTGGGTACAAATTAAAGGACTGAAAAAATAAATAAGTAAAATCTAACAAAAGGAGACAAAAATGAAATTAGGAGTATTATGGCACGGAGATTCTACAATCACAGTTCATAATCTAGATTGCAGAGATTACAGAAACCCTGACAAAAAAAGAAGTTCAGGTCTTGAATCAGGATTAATAGCTGATTGTGTAGCAGAATTAGATATGAAAATCCACAAAGTATGTTCAGACCACGAAAAACTTTATAACTTTTTTTATGATTGGTTGCCTTCTTCTGTGCTAAATAATACAAAGTTAGAGTATATGAATTGTTGTAAGTAACAATCTAACAAAAGCAATTAAGCCACCTACATAGGTGGCTTTTTTGTTATAGTAATACCTATGGCAAGTTTATCTAATATAAGAAATGGTTTAAGTACACGATTAGCAACAATAACAGGATTAAATGTTTATTCTTATGTACCTGATTCTATTGAGCCACCTACTGCCGTAGTTGGAGTTATGAGTTCTTTGGAATATGATTCAACAATGTCTCGTGGCTCAGACATTTACAACATTCCACTTTACTTGTATGTTTCAAGAGTGGACGCTGAACTATCACAAGATTCTTTGGATTCATACCTAGACACAAGTGGTGCAACAAGTGTAAAATCTGCTATAGAAGGAGATACAACGCTTGGTGGAAATGTAAGTTCTGCTAGAGTTGTTGAAGCAAGTAATTATGGTGTTTAT